AGACAAGAATTAATGGAGCAAGCCATGCAAGTGGCACAACAAGCACAAGAACAGGGGCTAATTAATGGACAACCAGAGCAACCAGCAGAACAGCCAACTTAATAGAAGCAAAAGAACTTTAATGAAAAGTAATATAGACTTTTCTAAATATTCTAAAATTGCTTGGGTACAAAGGGCTTTAGATCCTTCAACTCCTACAACTGAAGCTAAAGAAAGCATAAGAACTGCTTCAGGTGAGTATAAAGGTAAAGAAATTTTATTCCCTACAATTAGAATGATTAATGGAGTTTTAGTTAATTTACCAAAGAACAATATTAATCCAATGGACTATGCTATTGAGAAAAATGATTTTATAACTTTTAATTCGCCTGAAGAAGCTACTGCTTTTTCAAAACAATTATCAGGTTATATAGGTAGTGAGGTTAGAAAAAATGACTGATAACAGGTCAATCAGTAGTGAAGGATGGGAAGGTTTAACTGATTACGAAGTACCTAACAAACCACCGGAACCATCAGAAATAGACAAAATATTTTTTAGGACATTTTCAACTGAGGATGGACAAAAGGTTTTACAATATTTTAAAAATTGCACAATAGACCAACCAACGTGGACACCAGGGGCAGATGCTTCACATGGTTATTTGCGTGAAGGTCAAAATTCAATCACAAGAGAAATTATAAATAGACTAAGGAGATGTAACAATGTCTGAAGATGATAAAGGTTTAATGGGTAGTGTTAAAGCTGATATAAATGAAGAAGAGACTAAAGATGAAGGAATGTCTACAGCTTCACCAGAGCAAGTCGTTGAAGGAGATGACTTAGAAAATGTAAGTTTTGAAAAGCCTGATAAATTTCCTGATAAATTTTGGAATGAAAAAGATGGCCCAGATTATGATAACTTAGTTAAAAGTTACAACAATCTTGAGAAAAAGATGTCTGAAGGTAAGCAAAAAGCTCCAGAGACTTATGACGTTTCTCCTTTAGAGGGTGTTGTCGAGGATGATCCTTTATTAAAAGATTATACGGCTTGGGCTAAAGAGAATGGCGTTTCACAAGAAGCCTTTATTGATTTAGCTAAAAAGTTTGTTGATATGGGATATCAGTCTGAACAAGATAGCAAAATGGATATAGAAAAAGAAAGATCTTTGTTAGGTGAAAATGCCAATGAGATCATTAAATCTAATATCAATTGGGGCCGTAGTTTAGTTTCTAAAGGTGTGTTTACTGAGAAGGATTACTCAGAATTAGAAGTGCTTGGAGGAACTGCTGGTGGTCAAAGATTGATGCAGAAGCTTAGACAGATGCAAGGTGAAAAGGATATACCGGTTGTGTCTATAGCTGGAAGTCAACTTGATAAAGAAGAATTATTTGCCAGGGTTGCAGATCCTAGATATCAAAATGATCCAGCTTTTAGAAGACAAACCGAGAAAATGTTTGAAGAAAATGTACCTGGTTAGACGTATAAAACCTAGTTGTATAATCTAGTATTTACAAACGATTGTTTTTTTGGTACTAATTAAGTGATCGATAACTCCCATGAGCCGATCTGACTAGGGTAAATCTCTACGTTGCTAGACGTTCTAGTAGTCGAAGGTCGGATTTCCGGTAACCAAAGGCGAATTAATTTTAACCTTTTATGGGAGCTTTAAATGGCTACAACACTAAGTAATTCCTTTATTACTTTGTTTGAAGCAGAAGTTCATCAAGCCTATCAAGCCGTTGCAACACTTAGAAATGTTGCTAGAACACGAAGTGGTGTTAATGGTAGTACTGTTAAATTTCCAATTCTTGCAAAGGGTACAGCATCAGTAAGAACGCCTTCTACTGACGTAGTGCCGATTTCCGGTGTATTCTCAAATGTAACAGCCACATTAGTGGATTATATTGCATCAGAATATTCCGATATTTTTAACCAAGCGAAAGTAAACTTTGACGAAAGACAAGAGTTAGCTAAGTTAGTTGGTAACGCAATTGGCAGAAGAGAAGATCAAATTATTATTGATGCTCTTATTGCTGGTAGTGCTGGTGCAACTGTGGCTAATACTGTAGTGACAACAGGTAGTGCGAGTGCTAGTGATTTAAATGTAGGAAAAATTATTTCTGCAAAAAAAGCATTAGATACAGCTTCTGTTCCACCACAAGATCGTCACATGATAATTCATGCGAGTTCTTTAGCTTCATTGTTATCTGACGAAAGAGCAGTTTCTAGCGATTTCATTCAATTACAGGCATTATCTCGTGGCGAAATTCAAACTTTCGCTGGGTTTAATATCCATATGATTGGTGATCGTGACGAAGGTGGTTTACCTAAAGATGGTTCTAATGACAGAACATGCGTAGCTTTTCACAAAGATGCGATTGGTCTAGGCATAGGAATAGCACCAAAAGTAGAAATAAACTACATTCCTGAGAAAACGTCTTTCTTAGTTTCAGCAATGTATTCTGCCGGGTCTGTGGTTGTTGATACTGCTGGTCTTGTAGATATAACTTGTAGGGAGGCTTAATCATGGCTTTTACTAGATCTTCTTGGCAACCAATTGGTGGTCAGTCAAAAAAAGGAATAGCTCCGGGCATGTGGTCATATACAACAGCAGATGCAAAAGCTGTCGTTGATACAGCCGGCTATTTTAATAGTGTTTCTGATGATGTTTCAGTTGGTGACTTGATTTATTCATGGGCATCAACCGGAGGTACAGCAACAGCTTCTTGGCATGTTGTCTTATCTAATGCATCAAGTGTCGTTGATGTGGGTGATGGCGTAGTTATCGCAGTAACAGATACCGACTAACAACTAAAATTAGGGGGCGATTATTCGCCCTCTATAACTCTAGGCGAGGTGCGTGGATTATGGCTGAAGGTGATACAGACGTTTCAATTTGCTCACAGGCTCTCCTCCTGTTGGGTGCGAACCAAATCACTAGTTTCTCGGATGGAACAGCCCCTTCCTCGATCTGTTCAGTTTTATATCCACGCATTAAGTCTCAGACTTTAGGATTATATCATTGGTCTTTTAGTTTATCTAAAACAGTATTATCTAAATTAGCTCTCACTCCGACTAACTTTTATACTTATGCTTATCAATTACCGACTGATATGTTTTTAGGAGTACCGAGAGTTGTCTATACATCTACTTCAACATCAGCCCCTAATACAACTGAGTATGAGATCCAGGGCAATCAATTATTAACTAATCAGTCTACTATCGTTGTTGATTATCAAAGATTAGTATCTGAGCAAGAAATGCCCTCTTATTTCATACAATTATTAATTTATCAAATGACCTGGCATTTAGCTGAACCTGTTACCGATCAGATTACAAAGGCTGACTATTGGAAGAATGTTGCTTTAGGCACATCTGCTGAAAACAATAGAGGTGGTTATTTTAGGCAAGCAATTAACATAGATGGGTCAGGACAATCTAAAACTGTCATTGCTGATTATTTATTAACTGAGGTGCGTTGATGGGTAGGATTACTCAATATCAATCAAACTTTACTGTAGGAGAAATAGATCCTCTTTTGGTTGGTAGAATTGATATTCAGCAATATGCTTCGGGTTTAAGTAAAGCTCAGAATGTTGTTGTCCTTCCTCAAGGTGGCTTTGAAAGAAGACCTGGGTTAAGATTTATGCTTGATCTTACTTCTCATATTGGTGGTTCTTTTGCTACTTTAGATGCTTTTAGATTAGTTCCTTTTGAGTTTAGTACTGATCAATCATTTATGCTTGCTTTTGTTAAATACGATACGACTAATACTAGGGTATTCTTTTTTGCTAATGGTATTCAAATAACAAATATTAATGGTACTGGTGCTGATTACCTAGTCTGTGCGTTAGGTAATATAGATTTAGATAGAATGTATTTTACGCAAAGTGCAGATACGTTAATTTTAGTTCATGAAGATATGGCCCCTAAATCTATAGTTCGAGGAGTTAATAATTCGACTTGGGTTTTTTCTACAATAGCTTTAACCATTCCAAAAATAGCTTATACTTTAGCTACAAGTAATCCGGCTGGAACAATTACTCCTGATGCAATAGATGGAACAGTAACTATTACAGCTAGTGCTTCTGTTTTTTCTTCTTCGCATGTCGATCAATATATAAATGTATTGAGTGGTTTTGGTCGTGCTAGAATTATTGAATTTACGTCAGCTACTGTCGTTAAGGTAATGACTGAATTGCCGTTCTTTAAAGTTGATGAAGCTATTGCAAATGGGGCATGGGAATTAGAAACAGGCTATGTTGATGCATGGTCATCTTCAAAAGGCTATCCCCGTACATGTACTTTCCATGAAGGCCGGCTGTATTTTGGTGGGAGTAAGTCACTTCCAAATACTTTGTTTGCTTCTAAGGTTGCTGATTTTTTTAACTTTAAAAGTGCTGAAGCTTTAGATGACGATGCTATGTTAGTCACAATGAATACTGATAGTGTTAATGCTATTACGGCTTTACGTTCTGGAAGAG